ATGAACGAAAAGAACGTTCATGATCTTTTGCTCCACTCGGAAATTGCAAGCAAGCTTGCATTTCCTCATTACGCTTTATCATATCATAGACTTTGCCCGGGTGTGAACAGTAACATTATATCGGGCTAGTTAGAAAGGAACAAACATGATAAGAAAATTTGATACGAAAGTCCAGCATTTAAAATACAAGGTATTAAGGGAAGTAGCAAGAAGTGCATTCCAGGATGATCTGCATCATGCAGTATACAGTATTCCGCAGAAAATTGTTCAGGGTCCGGAAGCAACCATGCGCTGCTGTATCTATAAAGAAAGGGCAATTGTCGGAGAAAGAATAAATATTGCTATGGGCGGTAATGCAGAAAACCCGAATGTAATTGAAGTTCTTGATATCGCATGTGATGAATGCCCCGTAGGCGGCTATGAGGTATCCGATGCCTGCAGAGGCTGCATTGCACACCGCTGCGAGGATGTCTGCAAAAGAAATGCCATCACCTTTGATAAGCATCAGAAAGCCCATATTGATAAAGAGAAATGTGTAGAATGCGGCAGATGTGCTCAGGTCTGTCCGTATACCGCAATCCGTAATCAGAAACGCCCCTGCCAGAATGCCTGTAAAGTGAAGGCGATCAGCATGGATGATAATAAAAAGGCATTAATTGATAATAATAAATGCATCTCCTGCGGTGCCTGCGTATATCAATGTCCTTTTGGCGCCATCATGGATAAATCCCAAATTGTTGATGTCGTCAATTTAATTAAAGAAAGCCATGACAACCGGGATTACAAGCTCTACGCAGTCGTTGCACCTTCCATCGCGAGCCAGTTCAGTTATGCAAATCTTGGTCAAATCATCAGCGCGATCAAGAAGCTCGGATTTTACACCGTGATAGAAGCTGCTCTCGGAGCCGATATGGTTGCTGATTCGGAAGCTGACGAGCTGATTGAGAAAGGCTTTCTGACCAGCTCCTGCTGCCCTGCATTTGTTGACTATATCAAGAAACAGTTCCCGGCTATGGTTGAGCATATCTCCCATAATCCTTCCCCGATGACTGCTATCTCCCGTTATATTAAGAAAACGGATCCAACCAGTAAGGTAGTTTTCATAGGGCCTTGTACGGCTAAGAAAATGGAATTAAAACGGCCGGAAGTAGCCCCTTATGTCGATAATGTCATAACCTTCGAGGAACTTCAGGCATTGATTGACAGCCGGGATATTAATTTGGAGGAGCTTCCTTTGGACAGCTTAGATAACGCCTCCTACTTCGGCAGAATCTTTGCGAGAAGCGGCGGCTTGTCCGAAGCTGTTAAGGAAGCGATCAAAGAGAAAGGGATCGAAGACTTTGATTTAAATCCGATCGCCTGCGATGGAATTGAAGCCTGCCGTACCGCATTATTAAAAGCATCCAAGAAGGTGCTCCCGAACAACTTCATCGAAGGCATGGCATGCATCGGCGGCTGCATCGGCGGTGCCGGCTGCCTCACGCATGGAGAAAAGAATAAGAAGGAAGTAGATGATTACGGCAAGGAATCCCTTGAAAAAACAATTCAGGATGCGATTGCTCCGTATAAGAATTAAAATGAGTATCATAAGTCATTTTAAAATTTTGATATGAATAGGACCTTATATATATTCATTTGGCTGCCTTACCTGACTTTGACTGCAGTCAGCCGGTCTTAGCCAATCTGAATATATAAGGTCCTATTCATGTTCTTTGTTTTTATATGACTTATGACACTTGAATCAAGAATTAACTTTGAATTGGTAATTTACGATAGAGTTATGCGCCATGGCCATGCATGGCGCACCGACAAAGAAAGCTGCGGACATACTCCGCAGCTTTCTTTGTACCTAGTGCGCCTCCTGCTCTATTTTTCTTAATATTTAATGAAACCATGTAAAATTAGGGTATTTAAACAATGCCTTACCTTTAATTTTATTTTCTGCTAAAAATTTGTTATCCCAATACCTTGAGTCCTGTGATTCATTCCGATTATCTCCCATCATAAAATAGTGATCTTCCGGTACCTCATAAGGTCCAAAATCCCGATTAATTTTTTCTTTTACATAAGGTTCCTCTAACGGTTCTCCGTTAATATAAACAAGGCCTGCTTTTCCCTCAACGGTTTCTCCCGGTAATCCGATAATTCGCTTAATATAATCTTCTTTCTCATTATCCGGAAATGGGAAAACAACGATATCTCCCCGCTCCGGATCATGGAACAAATAGGATAGGCGAAAGGTAACCACCTTATCATCTACCAAAATCGTATTTTCCATGGATCCGGTAGGTACAGCCACTTTAAAAATTACAAATCGGTTTATCAAAAATGCTATTGCAACAGCAACGACCAATACCATAATCCAACTAAAGGCTTCTTTTAAAACTTGTTTATTCATTGGCACAACCTCTTTTCCTAATCGTTATATTAATCCTATCATTGTAATGCAATCTTGCCTAAGTTAAATGTTAAACTGCATTCCATCTGAAAATCACCTTTAAAACAGCAAACAGTCTATCACAATTATAACGATTTCATCAGATTTTGTAAACCAAAAAAACAGGTTGTCTTCGAATAATGCCTCAAACTTTTCAAAAGATTTCTTTATCCCATCCTATTTACCGTAAATAAAGCATTTACTACCATCCATAATCCCGGAAAGAAGTTCATAATTTGCCATACTCCTCCACCAGCAAGACCAAACTCCGGGATAAGACGGAGCTTTGCATCCATGCTTCTTACATCATCGAACCAAACGACATGATCTACCCCGTTTTCGTCTGTATATTCAAAAAATGGACTCTGAGAGGTCTCATCAAACTGTATGGTAGCTCCATGCTGCGCAGCCCGTACAATGGCCTCCTGGTTCGGAAGGGATTCTGCCATGGTTTCTCCCTGAACAAAAGGAAGCGGCCAGTCATAGCAGTAATTCGGAATTCCCATAAATATTTTGTTTCGGTCAATTACAGATACACCATACACTAAAACCTCCCGCATTTTATTAATCGGGGAGGTCGCCATTGGCGGTCCAAAAGTATATCCCCATACAAGATATAGGTCATCTTATTAACTCTGTTTTATTCATTATCGCATAAGTATTTACAAAACATTCCCATTGTCTTATAATGTTGGTAAACACTGGTATACTAAGGAGGATTTACATGCAAATTCGCTGTTTTCATTGTGGCAATATATATCAGGGCAATTTTTGCCCGAATTGTGGCGCGCCTGCTCATCCGCCAATAAAAACAACTCCACCAAAACGTAAAAAAGGTTTATCTGCATGGGCGATTGTAGGTATAACCTTGTTAAGCATATTTGGGTTCATCATGATTTGTTCTGTCATTATAAATATGATGAATAATATAGTAGATAGTTCAAGCGATAATACAGCAACAGTAATCTCAAAAGCTCCAGAACGCGAAACTACTACTAAGCCAGCGGATGACGAATCAAAGGAACTTATACTGGAGGTCGGAGATGTGATCACTTCAGACAAGATGGAGATCACCATAAATAAAATAGAATTTTCGTATGACGTATTGCCTGATAACACATCGTCATTTTACACCCATTATGCAGCAGATGACGGAAACGTATATATACATATCGATACCGATGTAAAAAATTTATCAAAACGGAATCTAAGATGTGACGAAATTCTGACCGTTAAGGCCGATTATAATGATGGTTTCACATACAAAGGACAAACCATAGTAGAAGATGACGCCACAGGTTTTACATATGCTAGCATATCTTCAATTGATCCACTAAAAACACGAGGTATTCGTTTCATCATTAGCTGTCCTGAGGAAGTTAAGGAAAGCGATAATCCCCTGTTTTTAAATATTAAATTACAGGGAACCAATGATATTTATAAATACATTATTAGAAATTAATATCTACCCCCGGTCGTTACTGGCCGGGGGTATTTTTTATTTCTTCCCACCTTCTGCTAAGGCCTCTTTAGTGCTCCTGCCTATCTTTTTACCATCGTCCTGCATGTGCTTCCCCCAGCCAAGCTGGTCCCAGTATACGAGTACTGCAATCCGGGTCTTTGGACCATAATCTCCGTCCACTGTAAGTCTCGGATACCAATCTGGCAGCATGGCATTAAGCCGATCTTGTGCCCACTTAATATCTTCCGGATCGGATTCGGGCGTGATTGCCTTTGCTGGCAAAGTTGGTATAACTTTCAAATTGTAATATTCTGCTATAGCTTTGGCCTGTGCCTGTGCTAACTTCCTTAAATTATCGTCTTTCAGCAACCATTCTGTTGATTTAGGATTGGTGTGAAAACTGTTCTCCACAATATAAAAAAGAGGACACCCTGCATCATCTGCCCCTCTTAATACACCGTAGTATTCCCAGTTGCCTTTTTCGCTCTTACGTGTGCTGGTTCGTGGATTTTGCTTTGTCCCCATCGTGTCGGCTACGGCCTTGGCAAGTTTTAATCCTAAATCATCAGCCTTGTTTTTATTTTTGTAGCTACGGTACACAACAACATAATCCACGCTGTCGTTTACTCCGCTACCCACGGCATTACTATGTTCACTGATAAACAAATCATAGCCTTTTGCTTTTTTCCCCCTGCTGTACAAAGATGGATTATCTTCAATGTTTGCCCTGGTAGTTTTGACGTGGACATCCTTATAAGTAAGCAGCTCTTCCTTTAGGTATTCGATCAGCTTCCACATGGCCTCGGATTCGTAGTACTTTTTATTTGCCGGAGATTGATTGTATTTGCCATAATGTCCAGCATCTAAGCATATCTTAATCATGTGTATTATCACCCTCCGATCGCTGTTTAAGCATATCAATAGCCTTTGTAATTACATCAGGGATAGGCACCCCCATTATACCAGCATTCTCTGTAATTGATATTAATTCATTGATGATAAAGCCTATGATTACGGCAGTCCTGATATAATTTGCTCCCAGTGCAAGATCCAGACGGTGTGCAATCAATACAAATAAGAGAGATACTCCCTTTCGGCATAACCCCTTCCATGCAGACCAAGAGCTTAACGCACCGGTCTTGGATTTCTCTGATTTCTTCCACACTGCTGCAATCAACAGTCCCATCAAAAAATCAATGCCCATCATGATAACTAATGTCGCCAAATCGTTTGTCCATCCTCCGAATAAGTTAGCAATAAAACTGCCAATCGCTCCAATTACGGTAAGCGCGGTTACTTTTGCTGTTGATACTTTTTCCATTTAATTACCTTCTTTCTTTAATTTTTCGTATAAAAAATACACCTATTCGGTGCTTACGTTTACTGCTTATTTATTTCTGCCAGGATTTCCGTTTTTTCAGCTTCGGTCAGCTTCGTATATTCCGCTATTATATCTTCGGCTATTCGGCTTTCCTGTTTCATCCTAGCCTTAATAGCATTTACAAAAATAGTTTTCTTCCAAAGTGGCATAAGCTTCCTCCCTTCTACATACCGAGCATCTGAGCCATTGCTACATTCGATGCGTCAACTTGATCCCTTAATTGTTGGATTTCTGGTACCGGTAAATCCTCGAATATCGGCTCATTCGTTTCGGGATTAATGCTTACAATTCTTTTTCCCTCAGGTACTTCTACCCACATAAACGGAATACCTACTGGTTCCCGGACATCGCCGCTCATTTGACTGATTATATAACCTTCGCTGTCATAGATTATTAATGTTTGCATAAGTTTCTCCTTTCTTGTTTATTCCCATGCCCACCAATAAAATAACTTATCGTCAATATTTACAGGAAGCAAAAAACTTCCGTCCCTCACATATGTAGGACCCCGATTGCCCATATGGGCAAATACTACCTGAGAAGTTATATTAGCTGCATAAAAACGAGCCATAATTATTATTTCTGGGTATAAAGCATCAGATAATGAATTATTCATATAAATTGTAAATGGGTGTGAAGTGGATCCTGGTGGTCCTGTTAAACTAAGTGCATATATTATTTTGGGCGTAAAAGATAGTCCAGAAACTGTGATAGTATATGCCGACACAGAACGTTGTCCTTCAAGATCCATAAGTTTTTCTGAGGATGTTGTAGAACTGGATTGGACGGTGCCACTTGCAAACCTCCTCCCCGCTACAACATTTCCTGCAACCCCGAAGATGCTTTTTCCACTTAATATATTAGTCGGTATTAAGTTAGCGTCCCCTTTAATTGTCTGTGCTCCATTTAGGTATTGTCCCGCTGCTATCGTTTGATTTGAGGTACTTGGCGTATACGTTTGAGCTGCCTTTGTAGGGATTGATTGTGTAACTTTACCACTGCCATTATGGTATCCGGCAGGAATAGTATAGCTGCCGTTTATGGGTAAACTCTGCGATACCGCCCCACGGTTTGGCATGGTACCTGTCCGTTTTGTGTAATTACTGTTATAAAAAGTTTTGCCCGCTAGTATCTCACTTTCAGCAGCATTACCAGATAATGCAGGTCTTGGGTTTACTGTAATACCACTATAATATCCTGCATCTCCTGTTTGGGTTGTATCTGTAGGTGTAAAGGTTTTCGCCCCGCGGTTTGGCATGGTACCAACAATACCAGTGTCATCATCATTAGAAAATGTTTTCCCTGCTAGTACATTACCGACACTGGCTGTTCCCTCTGCACTAGCTTTCAAGAAAAAACAATCACCGGATGCATCATACCAAACTGTATATGCTTTACCTGCTATAAGCTTTGGACTTGTAGTTGTGCCAGGCTTATATAGCGGCTTACTATTTATAGTTGTTGCGGCTCCGTTATTGGCTGCTGATGCAATAAAGGTTTTGCTACTACCATCTGATAACTCAATTCCGGTAAGCGTAATCGCTGTTCCTGTTCCACCAGTTTTCTCAAATTTGGCTGTATTGCCTAATGCCTTATCTATCTTATCCAGATTAGCATTGGCCGTATCAATGTTGTAATAATCGGTATCGGCATCTTTGGTTAAATTAAAATTCTGTGTCTGCTCCGCCATTTAACACATCTCTCCTTCCCTCAGTTCTGCATGAGTATAGGCACTTAATTGCTCATGCGTGTAGATTGATAATTCTCCATGCGTGTTATATACATACTCAAATTCAAATGCCAGATGGGCCGGCTTTATTTCTTCGATCGTTACTGTAAGATCAGCCATGTTGGGCGGCAGGCCTTTGGTACCGACAAATTTTACCTTGAAACTGTAATTTGCGGGATTCTCGATAACTTCAACTTCTCCATTACTATAGGACCTTGCCACCGCCTCAATCATTTGCTTTGTTACGGTACCAACACCCCGGATTTTTGCCCGGATCCGTTCCCGTCTGAATTCATCTGATTTACTTACGTCTACCTGCAAACCATATATCTTTTCATACCGGCTTAATAAGGAGGTAGCCGTATTAACAAAGCATTGATCTATTGTTTCACCGAAGCCGCCAACAAAATAGTTTATATCATTCGAAAGGATCTCCTGTAATTCCTCCATTGTCTGGTTGTTTCTATAATAATCCGGAAGTAAATTGATAAGCTCCATGTCACACCTCCGCCAGTGTTATGTCATCAAGAATAGGCATTTCATCTTCACCAATAATAATATTTTTAGTATCGCCGTTTAGCAATAATCCACTATAATCAGCAACACCCGGGACTGATAATAACAGGCTGCCTATTTTTGCATAGCTGATGGTATAGAAATCAAAGGTTGCATTTCTAAAATACTCCGCTGCCAAAGAAGCAAATTCAGCCTTAACATCTTCCTGCGAAGCACTTCCATCAAGTGCAATATTTGCAGCAATGTTAATGATTTTCTCCTTTGGACTTTCTACCGTGACTGTAGCCCCGATCGGGCGAACCGTTTCAATATATTCATACACAACTGCCGGCAAGTCAGGATCAATTTCCATGTTTTCATTGATTACCAGTACCTTCACCGTCCCATTCCCATCCCATAAAGGAAATACTTTCGCATCACCACACCCGGGTACTTCAAGTGCCCATCTTTTATAATCATATACATTACCGCTTGTGGATGTAGACTGCACCTGGGAATAAAATCTTGACCGAAGATTATCGTCCGTTTCTTCCTCTTCTCCTGATGTGATAATATCTGTCAGGCTTGCTGTTACGCCGGACACATTATCAATGTTTTCTAGCTGCCCTGAATACTGATTTCCAATAGAGCCAATTTGTTCGCATTGTGCCTGATAGGTATGTTCTGATTTTAATTCTGTAATTATATAGGTCGTATCGTTTAGCCCCCATCTCGTACCAATATCAATAGTTCCATTTGTTTCTATCTGCCTGATTGCATAAGTAGCAGGCTTCCTGGTTATACCATAATCCGCAACTACCCGGTCCAGGTATTCACCCACCGCTGTATCCCCAGATACTAAGTCTAGAAAAAGATTTAGCATAAAATAAGATTCCGCCAGTTTATATGCAGCAGGAGCTAACGCATCATAAATTATCGAACCTTCCCTTTTATCTACATCGGAGGTCACTCTACTAAGCATATCATTCAGTATATTTTCATAGGTCATATCTTCCCACATTAATAATTCACCTCCTGTTGGACCGTAATGTTGCCATAAATACTACTTACATCAAATGTACAGAGCATTTCATCACCAGATACATCGAAGCGGAAGTTATCTACACTTTTTATTCTTTCGTCCTGGAGCAGGCATTCTGCAATCCTTCTTTTTAATTCTATCTGGACATACAAAGGATCTTTTCCTATAAGACTTTCTAGTTCAATTCCATAAGAAAAGCTATATATCGGATACTCATACTTTTCAGTACTCATCACCTTATATATAGCTTGCTCCAATGCTCCTATTTCGTCCGTAAAGCCTTGTATCTTATTGTCTGATATTTTATATGTCCTTGCGGTCTCAATGTCCTCTGTAACCTCTAAATCCGTTTCAATTAAGTTTTCTGGGATCATTGATTAATCACCTCCAGGATATAGAATTTTTGCCCGCCATGATCCCGGAGTAATCTGACTTGCTGGCCGGTTACAAGAGTGGACTTCAAATTCCCTGCAATAAGCTCATTTGGTATAGTTAATTTATCACTGACTTTAATCCCATCAGCCGTAACTGCACCAACCTGCAGAGCGCACAACTTAGCATTATTAAGATAATTTTGCACTATAGTCTTAATCTCATTTATCATATTGCCACCTCAATCTTCATGGTGTGGACAGGGAGGAAGTTGTGGGTAACAGAACGAACGATAAGCCTTTTGTTCAGTCCTATATCTTCAATGCTTCCGTAAAATCCCGTTCCGGCTCTAACTCTACTATCACCCAGGCAATTTAAAGTTAGAGTTTCTGTCTCCCGATTATATAGTTTTAGTAGCATATCTGCTTTAGATTTTGCCTGTGCCGGCTTCCCGTTCTTGTCTAATACTTCAAAATACTGCAATAATCCGTATTTCTTTATGGATCCGCTATCTTTAGTGATATATAATTCTCTTTTGCCTGTTTTTTCATTATCCATAGCAAGCTTAATCTGATTATAAAAGTTATCATCTATGGATTTTGAATATTCATAATCGTAGCATAAGCTTTCATCACCCAGTACAAGATCAAGTGCTAAACCCTCTAAATCTCTAAGGCATACAGATCCAAATTCGTCACGAAGAGAACACCATTTGCCCTTATTCATCAGGGTGTCGCTTATAGCCTGATACATAATATCCAGCCAGGTCTTATCGTCCTGTACCGATGTGGGCAGTGTGTAATTAAATTTTTTAAAAACACCTTTTCTAAGACCAAAATAATTACACATCTTGGTGCATAATGCATCGAGGGTGTCTCCTTTAACTACGATTGTATCTTTAGCCTTTGCATATCTAAGTTGATCATAAGCAATTACTTCAATCTCTTTTTTCTTGTTTTGACCATGTTTGAAAATAATTCCGGAGAATATATTTGCACCATCATATTTAAATCGAACCGGCCTGCCATTCTCAATTTTTATGTCGTCATCCACGAAAGAAAACTCGAGCTTGCTGCATCCATCATTCAGTCTATCAGTATACGATACGGACTTAACAAGCTCGCTAATCTCATACATTTCTCCATTGGTTTCAATTAAGAATTCCATCAAAATCTTCCACCCCCTGATGAGTGCGTTCTCCCGGAAGCAGAAACCCCACCGGTGTACTTTGGAAGTTTGGGTTCTTTTTTTATCGTTTTAGGCAATGGAGCGGAATATTTTGAAAATTCATTTGTCGATGGAATTTTAAGTTTCCATCCTATATTTATGACTGCAGGATTTTTGATCTTATCTTTATTTGCGTTATAGATGATATTGTACTTTGTGCCTTCTCCGTAATATTTTTTTGCAATGCCCCATAGTGTATCGCCAGACTTAACCACATAAGATCCGGTACTTTTAGGGTTCGTTTTACCTGAAGATACTTTTTTCTTTTTAGCTTTTCCCGTTGATAAGGACTTAATAACGGCAGATTTTTTACCAAATTCCCGATATTCAAGCAGTTTAAAGGATACATACTTGTCTCCCTCTTCTCCAGCTTTCTCAGTTACTGATAATTCTTCAATCAATACCAATGTATTTATGTCATCACCAACTCCATTGCTCGCTATAAACCGTACCGGCTCCTGGCTTTTTCTCCATGTCCGAAAAAGGTTTAAATAAAAATCCGCATCTCTAAAATCCCCGGAAGTCTCTACATAATGATATGGCTCTTTTGGCAATTCTACCTCAAACGAATATTCTGTCAGTTCCATGTGAGTAGGTATCGCAATCTGGCCAAGTTTTAAAACTTCATACTTTTCTATAGCCTGTACGGAAGTAGTTTCAATCTGCTCTGGATTGACCGGGAGATGATATACCATATTATCCTTTTTGAAAAATAATGCAAAACTCATAATTAATAATTCCCTTCTGCAGCTACTGCGATCTCTTCACGCATCATCATTTCAAGCGTACCTTTTATTTCATTTACATCAGCGGTTTCCCGAACATCTCCGAAGGTAAAGCTTATATTAGGTGCAAGAGTAGCAGTACTGAACTTATTAATGTATTCCCGCTCTGCAATATCACGGAGATATCTAAGATCCTCATCGGACATATTGACTTTACCTTTCACATTGATCGGGTGTTGGTCAGTACCAAATTGGCTTAGATCATAGCCCTTATCATCGTTTTGCCCTGGTATTTGCTTCGCTATACTTGCAAATGTATCTTTAAGCCATCCCGATATGGTGAAATCACCTATGGTTTCACCAACGTAATCTGCAAACGCATTGACTTTATCCAGGTCAAGTAATCGCATTGGATTATCAATTTTAGCCCTATCTAACAGCCCGCTAATGCCGGAGAAGGCATCATCTATTCCACTTACTGCCTTACCAGTGGCGGCTTTAACAAGTCCTGCTAAATTTTTTGAACTTACGTCAAAGTTTATTGTCTTTTTTCCCGATGCTTTTGCAACTATATTATAGGCATCTATGACTTTACCTATTGTATCTATGAGTGGACTAAATAAGCTGATCATTCCTGCTACAGCTTTGCCCGTCATCACAACAATAGATTTCATTCCAAGCCTTGTTGCTTTTACAAAAAGATCAAGCGTGTCTATTGATCTGTTCCATCCAATGCGATACATATTAAAGAACTTTACGTATGCATTATAACCCTGCGCCGTCACTTTAATAATAAAACCCCATGCGCTCCCGACAAATTTTCTGTACCCTTCCGACTTTTCCCATAGAAGCACTACAGCTGCGGTTAAGCCTGCAACCAAGAGTATTGTTAGTCCTATTGGGTTAGCGGCTGTTGCAATATTCACCGCCCATTGCGCTCCACTAGCCAGCAATAGAGCGCCTTTATATGCTAGCCAAGCGGCAGTTGCTCCCTCGATAATCGGAACCAGCTTATCCCAATTATTGTTTATATAATCATAAGCACTGCTAATACCATCTAGTGCCTTTCCTGCCGCATTAGCCATTACACTAAAACCGTTTACCATCTGGTCAGTGAATTTTTCAAACTTTTTAGTATTGATCGTCTTATTAACTCTTTGTATAAGCGGTCTAAAAGCTTTTGTAGCACCATTTTTGATTTTATTCCAAACGTCAGCAAACGTCTTTGGCATCTTAGCGTACTTATTATTGATATCATCTGCAGCCATAAACATAGCGTTTTTGATAATGTCAGATGTTATTGCACCTTGGGATGATAACTCTTTAAGCTTACCCTTTGATAGATTCATATATTTTGCTATAGCGTCATAAACCATTGGGGCATTCTCCATAATAGATACAAGTTCATCCCCCTGAAGTCTGCCAGAAGCCATTGCTTGGGATAATTGTCTCATGGCACCCTGTTGTTCGGATGTGTCTGCACCACCGACCTTGAATGATTTTTGAACCAGCTCTGTAAATGCTATCAGTTCATCATTTGATGTAAAGGCATCTTTTGCTAATAGCCCCATCTTACCTACGGCAGAAGCCATTTCACCATAAGCACCCCTAGAGCGATTAGCTGCTGCAAATATCTTGTCTTGGAGTTCTGTTTGTGTCTGCAGTCCATCGTTAATTAGATCCAGTCTGGCTGCCGTATTGGTGTATTCATCAGTGATACGCATTCCTTTCATCAACCCAGATATTGTTAGCACTCCACGAATAAGCTTATTTATTCCTCCGCTGGCTCTTCCTGCGCTTACTCCAGTCGCTTCAAGCTGTCGATTGAATTTATCAGTGTTTCCACTAGCATTTAATATTTTGCCTGATGCTTGATCAGTTTTTTGCATAACTCTTTCTATGGTCCTGGTATAGCCATCAGTTAGTTGAAACATTGCTTTAAGGGTTGCCATTAACTTCTACCTCCCTTCGCATTAATTTTAGACGCTTCCTTCCTTTCTTCCTCTACTCTTATCTGGATGCTGGCGTAAATAAAGGCTTGCTCCTTCTCAGACATATTAGCTAGCACCGAAGGAAGAATGTGAAGCTTTTGCAGGGCATAGTGTGCTAAATTAAATTCAGCATCACCCTGCTTTATGCGTTTTTTATTTCTTCGATATCGTCATTAATATCAATATCAAAACCGCTAAACTTTTGTACTTCAATTGATAAATCCGCATATTCCCCGGCATATAGCATCTTCCGAAGAAGAGATCCTTCTCCTAACGCATTGTATGCTTTTTGTAATTCAGCGTTTTTTAAATCAGGAAAAACAACAGCAGCGGTTACTAATCCTTCCGTATACCCATTTCTATCAAAGGTTTCTCTACCTTTTTTATCAATTTTAGTCTGCTTCTTAATTAATAAATCATTTTCGTCCTGGGTAATTGGTCTGATTACAAACGGTACTGGCTTTCCATCTTCTTGAAATCGGTTCGATACAATAACTTCTTTATTTTCTACCTGAATAGGATTTAGGAATGCTTTTAATGAACTCATAATGTTCTCCTTTCAAAAAAGGGAGCCGGAGCTCCCATTATCTATAGTTTGCTGGTAAATTAAAATAACTTAATCCTTCAATATCATCAAAGGTAAATGATGTATCAATGGTAATTGGATCGTCGGACTGATCATCAAGAGTTGTCACCGGAATGGTAGCCAATATTACATTGAGCAATACTATTTCTTGCCGCCCTATCGTGGACTGTGCATCCTCGTTCTTAACCTGCAGTTTAATGCCGCCATATTTGCCCTCTTTGATATAGGCAATAGCCAATCTAAGCATATCGGAGCTCATAAAATACATGGTCATATTTCCTGTACCCTCTGCTCCAACAACTTTATGTTGCGTCATCCGGTGCCCCATCATTCGCCTGGCTTGTGCTTTAAGATCAAGCTGTGCTTTAAAACTAGATATTTCAAATAGCTCTCTGTTCTGGCCATTAATTGTGATGTATGCCTTACCCTCTTTGGAGGATATGGTATCTGCCAATCTT